GACGGATCTCCTAGAGCGGGGGGAGTTAACTGTAGCAACTGGGGGACAGAGAGAGATGGTGGATCAGGAGGTGGAGGTTATATGTGTGACTCACCAGTTAATAATCCAGGAAATGGTAATGGTGGAGCAGGAAATATTCCAAACTCTTGTGCTCCACAAGGTAGTAATGGTGGAGGTGCTACAGGTGCCGGTGAAACTGCTGGTGGTGGAGGCGGTGGAGCTTCTGAAGCAGGAGTTACTGCACCCGCTCCTCAAAGTCCAATTCAAGGAGGAAGAGGTGGAGCAGGATCACCAAATAGTATTTCAGGATCAGCTTTATCATACGCTGGTGGAGGTGGAGGTGGTATAGGTTATAATGGAGCACCAGGACCAGGAACTGCTGGCGCAGCAAGTCCATGCGGAACAGGTGGAGTTGGAAATAAAGCTAATTGTGGAACAGGTGGAACTGGAACCGTTAATAGAGGTGGTGGCGGAGGTGGAGTGCAAGGATCCTATAATCCAAGTATTTCTAATAATGGAGGAGCAGGTGGTTCAGGTGTAGTTTTATTAAGAATAGCTACAGCGTGTGCACCGGGATGTATGGCTGCAGCACCAGGAACTAATACAATAGCAACCGATGGATCTTGTAAAGTGGCCACTTTCACAGTAGATGGAACATTGACACTATAAACAATTTAGAATATAAATTAAATTTTAAGGAGAATACATATGGCACATTTCGCAGAACTAGATGGTAATAACGTAGTAACAAGAGTAGTTGTTGTGGGTAATGATATTGAAACCGCAGCTGGACCTTTAGGAACAAATGACATGCACGTTGATGGTGAAACATGGTGTCACAACTTTTTCAAAGGTGGAACTTGGAAACAAACTTCTTATAATCATAATTTCAGAAAACAATATTGCGGTAAAGGATATACTTTTGATTCTGCAAAAGATAAATTTATTTGTCCTCAACCTTTTACATCTTGGGCATTAGATGGAAATGATGACTGGCAAGCGCCAGTTACAATACCAACTGATACAGGAACAAAAGAAGATCCAAGATTTATTAGTTGGGATGAAGCAGGATTAAAATGGACTGCGACTGATAATTCAGATCCAGTCAATAATTTCAATTGGGATGCATCAGCGCTAGCTTGGGTATCCGCATAAGGAGACTCATATGGCTAGTCCAGCAGGATCAGCAAACGGCGGCATAATCGGAAAAACAAACAACGCTTCCTTCGGGAAGGGTGTCGTTACATCTACAACTTGCACAGGTTGTTTGGCTCTTGGAGCAGGAACAACTATTGTTCAAGCTGCTATAGTTGCAGGTGGTGGTGGAGGTGCTGGAACAGGTAATGCAGCTGGTGGTGGTGGAGGTGCTGGCGGTTTAAGAAATATAGAAATTAATGCATCAGGAACAGTTCCTGTAACTATTGGAGGTGGCGGTGCTGCTGGAGCAGGCTGTGCTGGTGCTCCAGGAAGAGGAACAATAGGAAACGATTCAATTTTAAATCCCGGAGGAGTTGAAGGAAACTCTATGGGTACATCAACTGGCGGTGGTGGCGGCGGGTGTAGAGGTGGAACAGGTTGCGGTGAAACTGGAATAGGAGGAACAGGTGGTTCCGGTGGAGGTGGTGGAAGTTCAGGTGCTGGTTGTGGTCCAAAAGTAGGCGGCGCAGGAAATACTCCTCCCGTTAGTCCTCCTCAAGGAAATACAGGTGGTAACGGAATAACATGCGGAACAAATGCTTCAGGCGGAGGTGGTGGAGGCGCTGGTGCAGTTGGAACTAATGGTCTGGCTCCACAAGCAGGACCCGGAGGAGCAGGAACAGATGTAAGTCCAACTTATGGATGTGTTGGTCCAACATGTTCAGTTTTCTCTGGAGGTGGTGGCGGAGGTGCTTATGCACCAGGATCAGCAGCAATTAGTGCCGGTGGCCCTGGCGGCGGTGGTGCCGGAGGAATAGGAGCTCCCACAGCAGCAACAGCAGGAACAGCCAACACTGGTGGTGGAGGAGGTGGAGCTGGTGGACCTGGTTCTCCCCCATATAATCAAGTTGGAGCAGCCGGTGGTAAAGGAATAATTATTACAAAAGAATTAAATAGAGCAAGTGGTGTGTGGTCAATGGACTCACAATATCAAGCACGAGCAGCCGGAACATGGCCCGATGGAACAGTTATAGCTTCTATACCGGGTGTACATTATTTAGTTGTAGCTGGTGGTGGTGCAGGTGGATGTGCAGCAGCAGGTGGAGGTGGCGCTGGAGGATATAGAGCATCTATTGGTGGACCTGCTCCTTTAAATGGAGCTACACTTACTCTTTGTACAGAAACTGCTTATGACGTCACTGTTGGTGCTGGAGGAACAGGTGGATCTGGTGGAACACCGGGAATTGATTCAATTTTTAATCCAGGTGGAGTTGATTTAACCAATTCTTTAACTTCAGATGGTGGTGGTGGTGGGGCTGGACCAGGTGGAAGTTTTCCACCACCATCCCCTGGAGGAGCAGGAGTTGCCGGTGGTTCAGGTGGTGGAGGATACATTGATGGAAGTGCGGGAGGAGCAGGAAACACCCCTCCAAGATCGCCAATATCACAAGGTAATCCAGGTGGTTCTGGATCACCAGGATCGCCTCAAACAGCTGGTGGTGGAGGTGGAGCAACTGCTGCAGGTGGAAATGCTGTAAATTCTGGAGGTCCCGGTGGAGCAGGTGTTACAAATAATATTAATAATTCATGTACAGCATACGCAGGTGGTGGAGGTGGTGCTGTAAACTGGGGTTATCCAAATAGTAGTCCGGTAGGTTCGGGTGGAACCGGTGGTGGAGGTCATGGTGCTGGTGGACCATCTCCCCCTGCACCCGCTCCATTAGAAAATGCAGAAGCAGGAGCAGTTAATACTGGCGGTGGCGGTGGTGGTGGAAAAACTAATCCAGGAGGTAATGGGGGACGTGGTATAATTATTATGAGAACTCCTTCATCTTATACACTAGCAGTTACACCGGGATGTAATACATCAACAACACATCCAGGTGGTGATAAATTAGCTACATTTACTGTGACTGGAACACTAACAGCTACTATTTAATTCTCTTTACTCTTTATTTAAATTAAGATAGAACATATGTATAAAGATATATGAACTTAACGAATTATTATTGGTACTTTCAGTCAGCAGTTCCTTCTAGGATCTGTGATGAGATTGTTAAATATTCAAAATCTATTCAAGACCAAATGGCAGTCACTGGTGGTTTTGGTGATTCAAAAAAATTAAATCAAAAACAAATTAAAGATTTAAAAAAGAAAAGAGATTCTGATATTGTTTGGTTAAACGAGCGTTGGATTTATAAAGAAGTTCAACCTTATGTTCATCAAGCTAATGCTGCTGCCGGTTGGAATTTTCAATGGGACCATAGTGAATCCTGTCAATTTACTAAATATAACAAAGGCCAGTATTATGATTGGCATTGTGATGGTTGGGATAAACCTTATCAAAGACAAGCTGGGGATCCTTCGAACGGCAAGATTAGAAAGCTATCTGTAACCTTAACTTTATCGGATCAAAAAGATTATAAAGGTGGAGAACTAGAATTTGATTTCAGGAACTTAGACCCTGATAAAAAACCAAACATTAGAAAGTGTAAAGAAATATTACCTAAAGGATCCTTGGTGGTGTTTCCTGGATTCGTGTGGCATAGAGTATGTCCAGTTAAAAAAGGAACCAGACATAGCTTAGTTATGTGGAGTTTAGGATGGCCATTTAAATGAAGAAGAAAAAAAGAAGTCAAAAAGAATTAGATAAGATATCTTGCGGAAGTGCTGAAACATTTCCAACACAATTAAACAGAGAAGATTATTTTAAATGCCCGGTATGGTTTGCAGACGCCCCACGGTTCGTTGATGATTTAAATAAAGCTTCAGATAAATATATTGAAACAGCCAAGAAACATTTAAAAAAAGATATAGCTAAAAGAAATAAAAAGTTCGGGGACCGAGGAGATATGGGACACGTATTTCATTCCAACACTTTAATAGGAGATCCTAACTTTAACCCCTTACAAAATTATATAGGAGCCACGGCTCACAATCTTTTAGGAGAGATGGGTTTTGATATGACGAATTATCAATTGTTTACTACAGAAATGTGGGTACAAGAATTTGCTAAAAGAGGAGCAGGTCAACATACTTTACACACTCATTGGAATGGTCATATGTCCGGATTCTATTTTTTAAAAGCTAGCG